TCATGCTTTCTGTTTAGACTTCCATGCGTACCAGACAATCAGTGCTGTAACCACAACTATCGAAAGCCACATCAGACTTGCATACGCAGATAATTTTGCCACAGCGTCACCTAATTCAACAAGACCAATGACGGTGAAGACCGCACCCACGATGATGTTTGCCCAGCGATTTATCGAATCCTTCAAAGTCAGGGACAGAAAAGCCATAAAAAATGGCACCAAAAACTCGATTGTGACAATTATAAACACTTCAGGTCCTATCTGCATGCCCAGTATTTCTCCTGCCATTATCCCCTCCAATACACCTGGCTCCATAAGCATCACTACTCCGACGAACAGCCCAGCTAAGTTATGCAATAGCCACAGCACTGCAATCTTTATCCTCCAATCTTCCAAAACCTCACCTCCCCATAACATTGTTTTAAGCATTTGTGATTCCAAAGCATATAAAACTTGCATTTTGCGAGTGAAAAATGCCTGAAAAAGGAAAACATCCCAAAAAAAGAAGCATACGTTCAAATATGGTTCTTTTGACACCACTGTTCAATGTCGGTTAGAGCCATTTGGCGTAGTTGCTTGATTCCCTCCATCAACGCTACGGTGTAGAGAAGCGAGAGCGAAACACGAAACCCTCTCTGAGACTTAACCCGTTGCTGATCCAGTCGGTGCAGTTCACGTTCAAACTCCCACTTCCACTCAGACGGAAAGGCGAAGCTCACGTGAGTTTTGTGTCTCTTCTCTGGCATTTAACAACCCCAATTTGTCATCTTCCAAGCTTACCGTAGGCTGTGCCCCTCATCAACACACCGACTTCCCTGCGGGTCTCTGACAAAATCTCGGCTATGCGAGGCGGCTCAGCAATCAGCGTCAATGAGGTTTCGAACTCGCCTTCGTCGTTCATGAAGTGGTCAACGGCCTGAATGCGGTAGTCAGCGTCGATGCCCTCGTTTGGACTCGTCACCCTGATTGTTTCACCTGCAACTATGCGTGGGTCACCTAGCACCGTGACTCGCAACGACTCGGCTGGGTCTTTCCGATACTTCAGTTCAGCCTCAGCCACTTTGGCGCAGGCGTCGTCTGAAACCAGCGTCTCATCCACAATCGCCAACTCTCGCAATCCGAACTTAGACTGGCTCGTTGAGTCTTCAGCCGTGCCGCTCCATCGACACCTGCTGAAATAGAGACTGTCAATCCAGAAGGCGCCTATTCCACTACCCGAGAAGTGGGCGTCGAAAAGGAGTCTCTTGATTTTTTCCCAGTTGAAGTTTGGCAGGTTGCTGCCCGACCACTCGTCTGCGTGTTTTTGCCCGCACATGAAGCTCTCAAAATGCCATTTCTTGTTGTTGCCAACGCGGTATTCCTTTGCCGCCCAGTTGCCGTCTAAGTCCTCGAGGATGAGCGTCACTTCACCACTGAAAGCCGACTCCTCCTTTTTCTGAAAGTTGACGCTTGGGTAAACGTTGGCGTTGATTTCTTTCCCAGCGTTAAATGTGAAAACAGCACGCCCATAATAGTCGGGTGTGGTCGTAGCGTGCTTGATGCAGTAGTTGCCAACGATTTTTTCTGTGTTGTCCAGTGAAACGCTTCCTGTGCCTGTTCCGCTGCTCCATGCGCCGTCGCTGGGCGTCAGGCTCTCGGTCCACGAGTCCTTGTCTAACGGATAAGGCTTAGACGCTTCACCAAAAACGTAGATTTTGTTGCGCACCCGTTCGATAGCGGATTCATGCTCGCAGAGAGTGATTATCCCATCCAAAGAAACGGTGCTGGCGTACTTGCTCTTGGGAAAGAATTTGAGGTCGCCTTCTTCGCACTTGAAGTCGTAGCCGATCACGTTGCTGGCGTTTTTGGCGGTCTCAGCCACGTACTTGACTATTTCCCAGGCTGGTTTGTTCTCGTACTCTTCCTCTGCATAAGTGCTGCTGGTGGTTTCCACGCCTACGCTGGCTAGGGGCGTGTAGTTGGCGAGCACATCCTTGACGAGTTCTGAACCTTCCTTGTTCACGTACTTCTTTGTTACAAGTCGGTTGAAGAGTTCGGCGCCCAAGTCGCGTCCTCTCAGGCGCAGGTAATGCTGTGGACCCCTCAGTGATGCCTCTGCCAGTTTAGCCACGGCGTCTATCCTGCCTTTGAAGACCTTAACCCAAGATTCGCCTGTTCTCGACATGGCTACTTCAATCAAGTCGCCAGCTGTGATTTGGTCTGTGTACTTGGCGTCGTAGTTTTGTAGGAGACAGTTGACCGAGCCCACCTCTTCGGTAACAGCCACGTGAACGTTCAATTCCTCCACGTCTAAATCGTCAGACGGTGTAAGCATGGTTTTCTCGCATATCTTCACGTAGTCAAACTTCACCATGTTGCCAGCCACTCCGTTTAGGGTTAAGGCAATCTCGTCAACATCGCCTAAGTAGGGCGGAGTCTCCACGCCGTCGTTCTGCAAGTCAACCGTTTTGACGCCAAAATCGGAGAAAGTCTTTGAAGACTTTGTAATCCCAGCCAGTTTAGCCTCAAACTTCCACGAAGCGCCAGTCAATTCGGTGCATTTTATTATGGCGTAACGGTGCGTAGCTGTGGCGAAACTCCAACTTTTCTTCATAGAAGCCGAAGGATAAGAGGCACCGATGGTTAGGGTTCCAATTTTTCCGTCTGTTGCTAATGTTCCCTGACTCACAGTCCATCCGCTTGCGAACACGTCGTCAGAGTGTTTGACACCTCGGAAAATGTCGACTCGGCACTGGGGATAACCAAGGCTCACCACAAAAGTCCTCCTAAGCGGGAGAAGCATGAATACGGCTGCTTTGTGGAACATCATGAGTCATCGCCGTTCACACAACCGCATCTAATAGTAGGCGCCCCGCCGAGTGATGCGCTCGTACTCAACCTCTTCTCCGCGGCTTCTTCCTGCTCGCTCTTGCCTTGACAAAGCGGTGTTGTACTCCTCCTGCGCTGAAGCAGCGTCTCTTGTCGCAGAAGCCAACCAAGCCATATAGGCAGCGGCTGCCACAACCAAACCCACACCCAGGGTTAACAACGCTATCTTCATGGCTAGGGCGGCGTTGAAAGCCCAAGTCACCTTAGCCGCTATGGTTGTAGCAACAGCATAGACTTTCTGCGCCACCGCAACGCCCCAACTGGATCGCAAGAAAATGCCTAGGGCGGTGACTACATAACTCATGCTAGCGAACCAACGCTCCTGCTCAGCCGTCAAGAGACCGAATTGACGCCCCAAGACCGCAACTGCTCGGCTTGCTGCGCCCAAACCAGCCATGACTGTTCCGGCGGTTCGAATCCTTTCTGACATGGTTTCAGCGTCGGCGCTTACCCGTCCAAACTCGCTGCTGGCTCGGTTAACGGCTCGAATGACAACACTTATCTCGTGAAAGCTCATGGGCTAGCCTCCGAAAGGCTCTCTTCGACTGCTAGACCAACAATGTTAACAATTTGAGGACGATGCGTCTCCAAAGCCCGAGAGAGAAAACGCCGACCATGCATGAATCGGGTTCCAAACTCCACATAAGCGGTATAAGGCGCGGATGCTCCAACCCTCACCGCCCATTCACTTGTTTGTGTAAAAATCGTGGAACGCAGATAGCCTGTACGAACAGGTGCTAGGCGTTGAGCCGTCTCTTTTATGGAATCAGCCAATTCTTGGAGTCGCTGCTGGACACACGCCTTCATAGAGGCGTCTAGGCGTTCCATTTTCAACCGAAACTCGTCTTGTCCCTCAAACCCAACTTCCATCTCAACCGACATATCTTGCGCCTCGTTTCGCTTTTTCAACTTCCTCTTCGGTCTGGCGGTCCATCTCGTTCAAGATGACAACAAACTCTTCGACAGTTTTGGCTGATTGGCGATTCAGCTGCTCCGGCGTCCAACTGAACTCTTTGCAAAGTCGAAAACGTGTAAGGCTCGGATGCGCTCTGCCACGCCTCATCGCCCTCACGAGTTTTTTTCCTCCTCCGCTGACAAGCCACAAAGCCTATTGACAACAGCGCTGAATAGTTCGCCGAGTTCGATTGGGACGCCGTTTTCTTCGTCGAGCAGCCGCTCTAACGTGATGGGTTTGTTGGCTGGCTGTTCCTTCAAGCTTGCCCAAATGGTTTCGGCTTGGATGGCGGGAAGGTCGCTGCTCACAATTTGACCTGTCACAGGATGATACTTAGTGTATCTGGTGATTATTCTGCTTCTCTTCATCCAAGTGATTTCCTTGAAAACATAGTGCCCAGCGTATTCTTCACCGAATCGCTTGTCAACTTCAACGGTTTCTGTTCTCATTGTAGTGTGCGCTCCGTCTGTTAGGATATGGTTAAGCCCTTGGCTTCCCACTCTAGCGTCTGTGCCACAGTGTCCTCAATCTTAGTAGGCAATCGGCTTGACCTCCACTTGCAACCAGTGAACGAGAAGTTGGTTCCACCCATGTTGAATAACAGAGCAAACTCTGTGTCACCCAGTATGTCGTCTAACTCTGCCTTAGACTCAAAGTCAGCTCGAACGGATCCTTGCAAAACCTCGTGGCGTTCGGGCAAACTCTTGATCAGATAAGGCGTGGTCGCCCTTATCACTGGCTGCCGCTTCAGATTGTTGACTATTTCAAAGCTGAAGTCACTGAAACGCGTGATTTCTACTCCTGCCTTGCTTATGGAACAGTCGCTCCCAGTCAAGGGATTCGTTGCGGGCTCGGCTTCATAGCTGGCGCCGATTTTGGCTGTGCCAACCGCCACGTCTTGCCCGATTAGGTCCATTGTTACTTTGACTGGGTCTTCGATTGAAACTTCTATTTTGGCTCTGTCTACCTTGCATCCCTTGTGGTTTAGGCTTGTGATTCCGCTGGTTTTTTCATAGTAGACCTCGATGCTTGTTGACTTCAGCGACCTGGCGTAGTTGAAGAAGCTCCAGTTCTGCGGTGTGTAAACAACTTTTACGTCTATGTGGCGTAGTCCTAGCCTTATGGCTTTGACGTTTCGTGAGCCTATTCCACGGAGCACGATGTTTCTTGGGTCAAGCGCTGGCTCTATCTCCTGTATGACGCCGATGCAGAGCATGGCTGGGTTTGTGGGTGTCGTGCCGTAGGTTGTTTCTTCCACGTAGTAGGCTTTTGCTTCCTCGCCTGTGTAGACTGTTGAAGACATTTTTTAATTCATTCCTCCTTTTTTCTAACTCGTCTTGACGTAACGATGCGTAATGACTGTGACTTCAACCTTCCAATACGGCTGCTTAGAACTGGCGTCTTCACTCTCAGAAACGCCCCGGACGTCGACAAAACTAAGGCTGCCGCCTGAATTTTTCCGATTTGTCCGAATGATGCGTTCTATTTCGTGTCTTATTTTCCAGCGCATTTCTTTGCCAGTTATGCCCGGTTTGTCTATGCTCCAGCCAATTAGGCGGTAGCGGTCGCTGTGACGGACCCATGAGCCCCCAACGTTCAGTTTTTCCATGGAGCCTTCTGCTAAGCCTATTGTGACCTGGGCGTCGAAGTCTCTGAAGAGTTGGCTGTTGAACCACTCTTGGCTAACGTGAACCGTTGCCGACGTGATGTTGTCGTCTTTTGTAAGTGCGATGTTGTTTTTGATTAGGTTCATGAGAGTTGTTTTAGGGTCTTCCACGCTCATGTTGGATTCACGCTCCAGCTAAGATGCAAGTTGCAACAGAGACTAGCAAGGGTCCTCGCGCGTTGGGACTGATGTAGCAGCGTCCGTCGGGCCAGACGCAGTCGAGCACGGCTCCGTTGGAAAGGGTGCACCAACGCATGAATTTGAGTGCCTGGTCGATGTGTCGGGCATATCTTGTTGCATCGACTTTTTCCATCGCGGTCTTCATAAGCGCTGCATAATGGGTGAACTCCTCAGGCGGGTCAGTTGATTCGTACATAGGATGAACTAGATAGCCGCCCCATCTTCCTCGGTTAACGGCAACAACACGGTCGAGCGCGTCTGAAACGTTTTGAGTATGCTGACCTGGCGTGCCATATTTGTCGTCCCAGTTTTTTAAAGCCCAAGCCACTAACGCTTGCGTGTAAGTGACCAGTTGCTTGAAGGTTATGTAAACGCCTGTTTTAGTTTGGCTTTGGGCTCCAAGCGGGTATTCGGTTTGATAGAAATAGTCAGCTGGGCGCCACATGTAGCCGTCAATCCCCGCAATCAGACGGGTTATAAAGTCTATTACGCTGTGACCAGCCGAGTCCAAAACAGTTGCACCGTAGGCGTCTAATCCTCGAGTCAAACCAAGTATGGCTTCGGCGACATCGGCAGCGAAGGCAACTTCCTCTACTACGCCGTTTATCACTTGGTTTTTGAGAAGACTCGCCGACGGAGTGAGACTCCATTCTAATGTGTGGAGGAACTCGGCTGCCAGTTGCCAAGCCGTCTTGTACGTAACTGTGGCGTTGCGTGCGTCGTAGTCAGCCATCGCCCAAGCCATCAGAGCGGTGCCGCTGTCCACTTTGCGGTCTTCGTATGGGATGAAGGGCTTGTAGGGATAGTACTGTTGATACCAAGAGCCGTCTGCGTTTTGAAACGTCAACATCTTGTCGAGCACGTCTTTTGCCAAGGCGTCATTCTTGGACAACAACGCCAGAGCAGCGTAGCCGCCTTCGTACGGGACAATCATGCCGCCTGCGTTAGCAACGGGCAAGTTTGTGGGCAGCATCAAAAGTTTGAGATGATCGAGTGGAATCGTAGCAACAGACGCTTTTTCACTCGTGTATCGGGCTAGGTAAGTGTCTCCGGGTTCACGCGCAGCAAACGGTTCGTCAAAGGGTTTGGTTACTCCCATTTTGCTTTTTATCCTCCTAGAATTGTGCCCTCGAAGTCTTGTCCCTCGCTTGGAGCGGCTGGAATGAAGTGAAGGACCTTTACCGCGATTGTTTTAGGTCCGGTCACGTGTTCGGTTCGAAAGATGACGTAGGCGTTGCGGTCAGCTTCACTAGTCATGTAGCTGGCTTTGACCTCACCGTCAGCGTACAGTCGATATATAGCCGCGCAGGTGCCAAACGCGATGAAGCCGTCCAGTTTGACGAGCCTGCCTTCACCAACCTGATAAGACACAATAGTGGTTTCTTTTCCCGGCTCAACTCGAGCCTTTTCGTCCCAAGCCAAGGGCATTAGGCAATCAGCCTCCTGCACAACGCCGTGCGATGTTCAAGAACGCCACGGAAATAGACGGATTCAGGCGGAAGAACCTCGTAGTCTTTGCCCTGATACGTGATTTTGTCCTTGTGCTTAATGTCGACGCTGACAAACACTCGGATGTAGTCTTCGCTTGTGTGCCCAGCATCCACCATGACTTCGCTGGAGGAAACCGACTGAACCACAGCCTTTATGACCTCACTGACCCATGTGACCGCCCTGTCGCCAGTCTCAGGATCGATGGCGCCCTCTTGTCGCTTGTGCCAAGTCACGTCTTCACCTACTCGATGCAACAATTGTTCAAATCTCGTCAATTGGAGCTTTTGCCTCCTTTCTAGATGCGCTTAAGCGTGCTCTTCATCCTGTTCAGAACGCGTTCAACCTCCTGCCGCAGAACATCCAAAGGAGGCGCCTCATTTAGCACGTCGACGCGTTCGCTTCCAACCGAGAAGCTCAATCCAGCAGCGCTACCGCCTGTCAAGTGACACAGCGCGTATATTGCAGCCAAGTTGGTGATGACCAGGGCTTCCTCGTCGGTGCAGTTATTGTAATCGACGCTGCGCCCTGTCTCCAGCTCTAACGTTGTTTCGGCCTTCTTGATCATCTTGGCGACCTGGGCGTCCGCGATGTCCGTTGCTGTAACATTTATGGTGTCTCTCACATCGTCAGCCGTGACGCTTGCCAAACCTTTCACGCTCTGGAACTATTTGGATATCTAGGTTTGATTTAAGGTGAATCGGACGAAATAGGAGAGAATAGGAGATTATGGGATAAAATGAGATTGAAATTAAATTATTTTTTTGTTTTGTAGGCTTCTTCCTTTTCTCAGTATCATTTCGAGCACCTGGCTGAAGGAGGGCTCAGGTTTGTCTTCGGCTTCCGCCTCCTTCTTTTCTGATTCGTAGACTTCTTTTATGCTTGCGAAAACTAGACGGTCGATTGTGCCCTCTATTTTGATTTTTGTGTGAAGCTGAGCCTTCTCTTCCTCGGCTAGACTCATTTGAGGTTGACCTCTACGGGCTTTTGCTTTGAGTAGTGCGGCGGCGTGTGGTTTGGGCAACAGTATAGTGTTTCAACAGTCCATTCTGGCGGTTCAGCGCCTTGACCTTTAACTTCATAGACTTTCTCGTTTCTGTAAGCCGAGGGAGTCAGATCTGGCACGAATGGGATCATGAGCACCGTGTACGCTGGAGTGCAAAGAGGACAGTGTTTGTAACAGTCACAGACGGCGTAGTCGGCTGGTCGTTTGCGGAGAAGGAGCCTGCCACAAACAGGACACGTGCCTTTGGCGTAACCAATCTTGGTCATTTGGTGTTTCTCCTATATTCGAAGTTTTTGTTTAATTGTTTGAACGTCAATCCAGATCAAGGCGAGTTTGTCTAAGGCGTGTTCTCTTAGTAGCAAATGGGCGTGCTGTAGGAGTCTCTGATAATCCGCATTCAATGTGGTTTCTATTTGTATGTCAGTTAATGAAGCATTATAAGGGATTTTAGTCGCGAAATTGAAAGGGAAACCATCAACGTTGATTTCTAAATTCCATGTTTCTCCTTCAATGTTCAATTCGTCTTTTTCATAATATTTCCTGACGATTTTTACTCCCAAAAAGCTATTCCTCCTATTCAAGTGTCAAATAACCTAACTGCCAAGTACTACCAGTTTGTGGAGACGCCCCAGAATAGAGAGCGTGAAACTTATCCTCGATTCTCACGATGCTGCGTAGCGCAACGTGTGCATCGTCGAATTTGCCAGATGAACCTGGTTCAATGTTTGGATTCCAAGGATACTTACTGTATGCCCAACCGCTTGACGAAACTGAGAGACCGCCTTTCCAACTAAATGGAGTCATGTTTGGGCGACCGCTGTAACCGAGATAAAAAACGCCAAAACACCAGTATAGGAATGGATTTGAAAGAAATTCGTCCCACGCGCCTGCACCGCCACCTGTCAAAATAGGGTTGCCACTGAACGCTGTAACAGTCGTGTATCGTGTTGCGCCTTTTCCTAAGAAACAACCAATAGTTGTGGGTGTTGCTATGCTTCCGCCCAGAAGATAACAGGAATCTCCTAATCTCAGCCATGAAGGGCAATAATGAGTTGAAACAATAGGCGTGGTTGGGTCAACAGTCCAGTTGATTCCATCAGTGCTGTAGGCATGGAAGATTCCTTCCCAAACTGAACCGCTGAAACGCATATAAGCCAAGTGATATGTTGAGCCGTCTTTAATCACGCTTGGGTAACGAACGTAGCCACTTACAGAAACGGGATTGTCATTGTTAAGATACGTCAAAGTGTTAGCGGCTGGGTCATATTTGGCGTAGCCTATTCGGGCTGAATTGCTTGGTGTGTGCCATCCGCCGTACCAGATGTAAAAGACTTTTTCGTTGTTGTCCCAGAGCCAGCAGCCATCATAAATTTGAGTCCAGTTTCCATGAACTGGAAGGATTGGGTTTCCATTGTTCTGTCTCGTCCAACTTCCATAAATCAAATGTGGATAGCGTCCAATCCAGCTTCCCTCATCAGCAAGATACCATTTTCTCGTTGCCACAGGTGTTCCATGTGTATGGTCTCCTCTGCTGTAGGTTGTTTCTGTTCCTGCTGCGGTTGATTGCCCATACGAAGTTTCCGAAACAACCGTGTCACTGGGGGTTCCGCCTCCTCCTGAAGGCTTGGCTTCCATAACCCATGTATCAGAGGCTGTTTGGTAGACAGGAATGTGATCATTCAACCATGTTGGTGTTAACGCCTTTCCCAAACCGCCACGCGTAGTGGCTAAAACACCTAGTGTTGCCTTATCCATATCGAGATTAATTAATCGGCGTGCATCCCAACGTCTGGTAGTTGTTTCTTCACCTAAGTAAAGCCCATCAGCCGCTGGCAACAGGTCGCTCACAAACTGTGGGCAACCGTGGCGCCCTGGCCTAAACGGTTTTTACCCGAAGAGCGTCCTGCGCCAAACTGTCTAAGGCTTTAGTTAACGCGTCAAGTTTTTCCCAAATCGCCTTGTAAGCGTCTTGATATTTACCCCACTCAATGGTCATGTCGCATCACTTGATTCGGAATTTTGGAGAGTCAAAAACATGGGAGTTGAGGCTACTGCGCACATGTACGTAGTATTGTGTTTACCAGCCTGTTCCTCGGGCCACAGCCTTGCTTCTCAACACGCCTAGGCCGATGCGGTCGCTGGCAACAATGCCGTATCGGTCTTCTCTTGGGTTTTCGAAGGGCTCTGTCAGAATGTCTCGGCGCAAAAGCATAACCGCGGCAACGTCTGTATCTATGGCTATCACCGTTCCGTTTGTTGCCTTGGTGCTCACCAGAATCTTCATGCCCAGGTAGGTTTCGCCTAAAACGCCTCGGCGCACGTCTACTTCTTTGCCGAAGTAAAAGCTGTGTATGAACTTGTCGTCTTGCCACAAATCGGCTGCCTGCTCTGGATGAATCACCAGCACCTTGGCGCTGAAGTTCTCCTTGCGTATGACGTTCCAGAAAGAGACCACACCAGCCCAATTTAATGTTCCCGCTCCGCCTATTTCTGCGCCTCCTGCAAGGTCGGCAGCAGCGATGCCAGTGTAAAGCGCGTACACTTTCTCTGTTTCTAACTCGCCTATGGCTCTGCCGACCTCTTGCGCTTGACGTTCCATGACGTTCCAGTTGGCGTCTTCCACGTATTTCTTGCTCCACTCGCCGCCTGCTCTGATTTCAGTCGTAGCCTGCACATCAGTTGTTTCGCTCTTCTCAGGATAGAACCAAGTCTCAGCAAACTCAGCGGTCTGCTTGGCTTTGGCCAATTTAGCTTTTGGAAATCGCACCAAAGGCTGGTCTGTCGGCAGAACCCAAATCATTTCTCTCCCAATCAAAGTTGGCTTAGCCGCATCGACCACTACGTCGTGCATTCGGCCTAGGGCGCCAGCCATGTCACTGAGTAACCCCTCCTTGACCAGGCTGGAACAGTAACGCGTCGTGAAGAGGTTTGATTTTGCCTTCTCGACAAGCGTGTTCCAGTGGTAGTCGCCGAGTTCAGGGTCGTGAATTATGGCTTCTTTTAACACGTTTTTGCTGTCAACCATGTTTAGATTCGCTCCTTTAGGCTTTGCCAACTAAGATGAGACCAGTATCGCCATTCGCAAACGTTTGCAGAGCAACACCCAATGCTCTAGCGATCCTGTCGGGCAATTCGGATGCGGTGTACGTTGCCGACCCATCAGCCAAGGTGATGACGTTCGCGCTCGCGTCGGTCTGAACCTTAGCGCCACGCGTAATCGCGCCGCCTGCGGTCACCTTGACTACGCCTCTGACGCAGACGGAGCAGAACTCGCCTTGGGTAACCGTCTTCAAAGCTACGCCAATTGCGTACTGGGTTGCGGCCGAGCACTGCGAAACCTTCATGTCGGCACTGAGATACACGGTTTTCCCCTTGGTTATTGCACCCGCAGCCTCGAAGCTAAGCACTGTGCCGTCGCTTATTAGTTCGCCAACCTCAGCCTCCGGCCACAAGTCAGTCATTCACTTTTTCTCTCCTCGTGTTTGGTTGTTCGGTTTCACCGTTCCATCGCGGTTACTTCCGGTCACACGGTGACCATGATTGATGATTCCGACCAATCATTCCAGTTTGCTCTTCAACCTGCGAACAAGTTCGGCTGGACCGTAACCCCAGTGAATCGGCACCCTCTCGGGCAAGAGATTCAGAATTTCCCTCTTGCTCACTAAGTCTGAGGGTTGAAGCTTCGGTTCGGTTTCTGCCGAAAGAATCGCCTCAACTTTGGCGGGTTTCATTTTCTCTGTCGTAACTTTTGCAGGCTGTATTCCAACTGATGTCGGAACTGGTTGAGTCTGACTTTGCCTAACATATTGCGTATGATCTCTAAGCCAGCTCTGCACTTTTTCAAGGGTCCAACCGTTAGCCCTCATGAACAGCAGAGCCATAGGTTTTGGTGAATCTGGCTTCTCACGCAAGTAACCATTCAAACCTTGTATTCCGTTTGTTTGGTCAACCCAGACGGTGCTGAACCTCTCCTCCAAAAATGTTGCAGGGTCTCGAATCAGATAGAAAATAAACTCGTTTGGCTCTGCCGAAGTTTGCTCTTGACCTATACCAGCAGTAGTTTTGCTATTCGTGTTTTTGCTCTCCTTCACGCGTTTGATGGCTTCGGCAATCTGCCCCCATAACTCAACCGTTGTCTTGGGGTCTCCGGGTTCGAAGGATTCCAGCAACGAAAGCCCAGTGAAATTCAGGCCACGGGGAGCAATCCCATCGATTTGTTCCAAGGACTTCCATTCGAACTCGACGCTGCAGTGCTGTATCCTGCCGTTTTTTATTTTGTCCACAATCTCTGGGTCGTCGAGTTTGGCTACATATTCGATGGCGCCGTCATTGTATTCGGCACCCAAAACTCCGCCTCGCAACGGAAAAAAGTGATCCAGAAACAGAGGCTTGCCAGTCAGCGTGGGCGCTGACTTTTTGAGTTCTTCCTCCAGGTATTCGCGTACCTGGGGCCATTCTTCGGGGTGAAAAGTTCGGATGGGATGCAACGCTTTGCCCCGTATGAGGTTGCGCACGCCCGGTGTGTCTCGTATCTCGCCGAACCAGTTGAAAGACTCTTTGTTCTTGCGTTGATGCTTTTGGAACCATTCTTTGGCCTTATCAAGCGTCCAGCCCTTGTCCTTTTCGAAAAGATAACTCACAACTTCCATTGTTTGCTTGCCCTTCGGCTTGGCAATAACCGCTTTGACTCCCTCTTCACTGCCCAGAGTGATGGTTCGAAAAGTGTCTTGCTTGAACTCGCCTGGGCTGCGGTGTCCACTTCGTATGTGTTCGGTTTCTTCTTCCCACGGCAATTAACGAGTCACCAAAAAAACCAAAGCGGCTTTTCGGTTAAAAACTGGAATTAGTGCACAAACCAAGCATGGCTTTTTAAGACGTCAGTTTCAGTCACCACTCTCAGCCAAGAACCCTGTGTTTCATTCTTCGCATGCCTTTTAAACAGTAGACCCGAAGGAGCTCTAGAAAGAGAGGGCTTGCCTACGACTCGCTTGCAGAAGAGAACAGTGAAAAAGAAGTATTATGGCAAGTCAGAGTATTCCTACACGGTTTATTCTTTAAACATCCCCAGAAGGTTTCACGAACTTCTGAAGCCATTATTAAACAGAGATTTAGACGTGGACACCCTCTGGAAAAACGGTGCATTGATACTCATCATAAGGCCTAGAACAGAATAGCTCTACGAAAAATTTGTTGCACAAGAAAAACGCCAACTTTCAGAGGGCAAAACTCGCCAAAATCTGGATGCGCAGGTTCAGTTTTTACACCGAAAAGTGCTTTTGTTTTAAATATCTTGCAGCACAAGACTTTTTCCTTTACAGGTTTTCTTGTTCACGAAAAATTCAACGCATAGACAGCGCTGAACATGGACTTGTTAAAAATGCAGAAGAGACGCTTTGACACTCTTGCTTTTTCGGTGACTTCGCATGTCAAGCGGGAAGCAACCAATCTTGGAACGATTCTTTGTCTCCACCTATATCGCAACTTCTGGGTTGCGGTTGCGAGAGGGACGCCCAAAGGGGAGTCGTGCCTGCGATTTCTTGGAGGTCATACGTTTTTTGACCATTTTTCGCCGAGAAGCGAGAAACGTGTATCAGATTTACCACAGCGGTCGACGATTCGACACAAAGAAGTTGTATCGATACCTGCGTTATTGCCTTGAAATCCGTTTGCTTGAGCCCGACCGGGTTGAAGAAAACGGTTTCCTCCACGCAAAATATTACAGGCTGAGTGAAAAGGGAAGGATGCTCCTAGAGTTGTTCAAGGACTTCGCTTGGGAATCCACAGTCTTTAGCCAATAAGCGATATTCTGCCTAAACGCTAATTCCAACTTAAATGCGGTTCAGCCTCTTTTTTCGTTGGGCGAGATCTCAGTTGAGCGCTGTTCTAAGAAAGATGAGAGAGTTTTACGGTAGTCTTCGACAAGTACGAAGCACTGGCGGAACGCTCCTGCCAGCTTGGCGTGAGGCTGTGGGTGAAGCTCCAACCATAGGTTTCAGCGACTTGATAGGCGCCTATCTGCACGACCCAGCCTGCAAGGCTTTCGTCGACTTCTTAGCCGACCAAACGGTTGGCGTGGGTTTCTTCACAACCGTCAACGCTGATTACGCAGAGGCAATGAAAGCGAAGGCGGTTGTCGACGACTTCTGCGAGGCAGTCAACCTAGACGGGCTCTTGCAGGTGGGCGCCCGAGAGATCGTTGCCAGCGGAAACAGTTTCTGGCTGAAGCTGGAGCCCGACAACTTGGAAACTCTGAAGATTCTGCCCTTGACGGGTTTTGAAGACTCAAAGGCGATAGTGCGCGACCGGATGGGCAACGTGAAAGCCTACAACTACTCCTACAGTGGCGTCAAGACAACTTTTCAACCCGACCAAATCATCCATTTCAGATGGAACCCGGTAAACTTCAGCGCCTTCGGCACAGGCGTCCTGCAGGTTTTGCTCGAAGAATTATCATTCAACGGAGAGAACCGCAAGAGCTTCTTGGAGATGAAAGCCCGCATCGAGAAGGTCATGCCTGAAATCTTTGAGAAATACGCTGGACCAGACGAACTGTGGCTGTTCCCAGGCGTAAACGCCGAACGCCTAGCCGAGTTTCAACGTCTAATCAGGTCGAAGCCTAAAGCTGGTGCTCGCTTCGTCTGTGACAGGGCAGATGCTGACGTGAAAACCGTGGCTGTGGACCCAAGAGCACGTTTCGAAGCCTACGTTGACCACATACTGAACCAAGTTTACTTGGGAGGACAGACGCCTCTGCCGAAACTTTTCACCTCGCCTGGATTCACCGAAGCCTCGGCACGGGCAGCCTTAGAAATGGCTGAACGAAAGGTGATGGCTCTGCAGCGTTTCATCAAGCGCGTCATAGAACGAGAAGTGTTTGTGCCAGTGGTTACGCAAGCGGGTTTTGACTCAAAGAAGACGAACTGCCGACTGAACTGGGGCTTGCCTGAGCGCCACCAAATCAACGTGGCAGACGTTGTCAGACTGGCTGAGATTTCTGCTCAGTTCAACGTGCAGTACGTTCGCCCCAAAGAAGTGCGCCGCATGCTTGTCAAGATGGGCTTCGACTTGACCGATGAGGAAGGAGGTGAAAACAAACATGCTGGAGATGACTGAAATTCAAACGTTGGTGGCTTTATTGGGCGTTTTTGTTGCAGTCGTGTTGAGAACACTACTACCATACGTTCAGAAAGTAAAAGAAGCAGCAGAGAAGGGCGAAAACACGGTGGCTTGGAGACAACGCTACACCCTCACGTGCCTCTCAGCATTGCTCACTGGATTCACTCTAAGCATGCTGGCGTTTCCAAACCTGGCAGTTCCAACAGAGCCAGCGAGTCTCATTTACACGTTTGCTTTGGCCTTCGGCTACGGCTGGGGAATAAACGACGCCTACAACAAAATCCTAATCGACTGGCGCTGA